TGAGCAGGAATGCTACCAGCCCATTATCCAGCCATCGCCAGATACAGGAGAAAATTATTACCGATACAATAAGCAGGCCGATATATAACCAGCCAAGTTTTGAAATTTTCATGTGGTATGTAGCTTATTTATAATAATCTAATTTTATAAAAATGTGATTAGTATCACCGCTGACTATCCTAGTTTGAGTTGTACGGCTTACTATCTGACAATACAGAGTATACACCCTGTAACCTGAAGTGGGACTCGCAGTGGAGTTCTGAAGATGTAATACTGTATTTGTATTTGATGAGGATTTAAAGTTTGGAGTTATATTATATGGGCATATAAAACATGCCGTAGGCCTTTTACCATCAAACGAATTACCCTCGACAGTTACCGTTGGATTAGTACTACCCTTATACCAAACGCTTGAGCTACCCTCGAGAGTTAAAGACCCTGAAGAAGGATTGGTATATATCATAGGATCCTGGTAATTATCACCTATGTATATACTAGGTCCATTATATTTAATGTAGCTTATAATTTGGTCATTGGTAGCCTGTGCACTTAATTCAGAGAAGTTATCTTTAAAAATGATATACAACTTACGTGTCTCTATTTCGAAGTAGAAAGCCGTGAATGAGTCATATTGAGTATCCCCATCCCACCACATCATACCTACTCCAGAAATATTACCAAAGGTCTTAATGGTGTTGTTACCAGTCATCCACTGTAACTTCCTCAGAGCATCTATCATAGTATCCCCATTAATAATGTAAGGGTCTTGGACATCAGCATACTTAGTAATATCCGACCAACCCGATATTTTTAAGTCAGCTATACTTCCGTGGTCACCCAATTTAATGGCCTTACCGGCTTTTATAGCAGCTATCCACTGAGCATCAGTTTGCTCTGAAGGCTTGCTTATTGTCCAACTGTTCCTGATGTACACTTGTTCACCGGCGGTATCAAACAGAATACCATAACAAGTAGTACCCGACCAGGATACAAATCCGGGAGTAGACCCATTATTACCGAGTATCTTTACTTTTGCAGAACCCACCAACTGATACAGAGCTTGGAATGCCTGAAGTATGGTGGAGCTTGAACTTATACTCGGAGCTCCTTTACCGAGAGGGGTGAACCCTGTTAAGGCTGCAGACATAGCCTTGAAAAGATTAGCTATCTTCTGCAGAGTAGTTTTCTGTGTGGCTGATATCTGAATTTGTTCAGTACCAGCTGGAGTTACCTCAGTAAACTGAGAACTACCAATCTCATGAAATTCTGCCATATCTTATTCCTCTTTTAATTATATTTTCTCGTCTTCTGAAGTTTTCATGTAACCCTCAAGCTGTGTCCTTAGGTACTGAGCTTCGTCTATTTTGTAACCTGCCTTCTTGTCATCATAGATAGATACTACAGCTTCAAACATAGCAACTATCAAGCTATCAGTTCTTTGAACTACTGTTAGGTAAGCTTCTGCTTGTTGTGCAGTACTTACATTTGCTGTTGTAGTCTTGAATATCAAAGTTTTCCTTCTTTCTACGCCGGTTAGGTTTGTATCAGAAGTTATAAGGGATTCAGAGCTTCCTTCTATCCCAGTGTAGTCAATGTAAAAGCTATCACCGGAACCATCATTCCAAGGTATAGTAATTTTTGCCATACATTAAAGGTTAAATTTAGGGGCATAGCAGAGATATCCCACCCTGCTATACCAAGACTCCTTAGCACTATGAGACTGGAGTAACCGTAAAGGTAGTGTTGGTGTCCACAGAGACCTGAACTGCCGAACCATCCTGAGGCACATCGATGTTGGTCGGTACAACTTCGATGAATGGGTCACCAGCTGTCTGGCTCAGAGTGGCCGTTGCCTTCTGACCACCGTTTGCCGCTGCAATAATCTGCTGTGTACGGGCTTCGATGGTTTCATTCGCTGCTGCAGTCAGAGTTAAACTGAAACTGTACTTTGCTTTTGCACCCGGGTCACCCGAGATAGCAGTACCGCTTGTAGCTGCGGCTCCGTTTGCAGTGAACTTGATTGCCGCTAGGTTGGCATCAATGATATCTCCAGTACCTTTCGAGAAGGTAATCTTCTGGGAGTTGGACTTACCAGTTAAGGTAACAGTACCACCACCCTTGTCTACCGCAGGTTTCTTGTTATCGAACTCGATGAACTCATCTGCGGGGAGATGTGTTGCTACGAACTGTTTCTTCGTAGCAACACCAGTACCTTCTACTTCGAAGGCAGCAAGTTGGATTACTCGGTTACCACGGTTAGCGATTTCGGCTTTTACTTGGAGAGTAGTATCACCAGAACCTTTCGACGGACTGACAATTATACCGTTCTGTTTTACTTCGGCCATTTTTTTTTTTTATTTGGGTTTCACTTTGAAAGTCGTATTGGTCTTTACTGTGGTTTCATCCTCGTAATGATTTATTTCACTCAGTTCAAGAATGTATTTGGTCAGCTCTACGTACTTATCGATGTTCTCCATATAGGAGAGTATCCTTTTCGTTTCCTCCGGAGTTTCTCTCTTCAGTACAACGAAGAAGAGCAAAGCTTCATCATGTGCCTGAGCAACCTGAGTATCACCAGTAGGAGAATACACTTTACCATTGATTACGAACTTATCCTGAGCCCAGTCAAAGTTCCAATACCCCTCTTTGGTTATATGTCCATTCTCTTCCAGTGACCTCTTTGTTACGTATAGCACAATATTGATACCGTCCAGTTCACCCGAGACGGTCTCTTTTAATGAAGGCCATGTTCTTATATAGTTATACTGGATTAAGCCATCCAGAAAATACGGTTCGTAGTTATTACCAACATCTTCACCGTAAGACAGAATCTGGTCAAATCTCTTTAACCAGATTATAGGTTGTTTTCCTGCATCCACTTCAACAAAGTCATTTACAATGGCCTTGTATCTGTCCCATACTCCTTTTGTAATCCTTTTCCGTCGTACCATATCCCATTACTTCTTTACTGGGAAGCCTGGGTCTGGGCCATCTAATGGTCCTGGCCTCCGGGGGTTGACTACTTTGGGAACTACTACTTTCTTCACCGTTCGGCAAATAGGTAGATAGATGGAAAGTCTTTCAGCAAGCATACACAGATTTTGTTTGAGTATATCAATAACTCCACCTGGTTGCATTGCTTTTATGACATTAGATGAGGTTTTAGATTCAGAGTCAGTATCGTTGAAGAATTCTACCTCAGTTGGACCTGTTTGTATTCGCTTAACCTCACCTGAACCTCGGCTTGACTCTGAAGATTCGGATTCAGATGTAGAGGATGAGTTACTCTCTTTAACGGATTCTGCAGTGGCACCAACCATCAATGAAATCTGTACAACCATATAATCATAGGCTGCCAATTCCATAATTAGCTGGTTTTCTAGAGCTTCATAATACAACTCATTATTAAATTCCTCTATTGGTACTTCGTGATTTACTAGCGGCTGAATATACAGCTGCCATTTTTCAATAAACTGTTGCTTCTCTTTAAGCGTAAGCTTACCGAAACTATCCTCAGGAATATAAGTGTCTATCAGCTCATAGATACTGCCAGGCAACTGGGTCTTTACCTCTTCACTAACCCCAATAACCTGAGTCTTTGATAATGCAACTCCACCGACATTGTTGGTTATGGTCATCTTGACCACATAGTCACCTGAAGCTTCATAAAGATGGGAAGCAGTTACCACACCTACATGTGATTCTGTCTTCCCATCACCAAATGTCCACGTTACGGTAAAGTCGTTGGGTAGTTCATCAGCGAATGCCCTGAACCTTGCATTGAGTCCAACTATGGTAGATAAGAAATCTACCGTTTCCATAGCTTACTCGTCGTCTTCGTCCTTCAGCTCATCGAGGATAGCATTCACCAGGTCGAGTTTGGTATCACCATCTTCGGGCTCAATCTCCAGGGAGATGGCCAGGGCCTTCAGCTCTTCAGTGTTGAACTGCTCCTTGATTTTCTCTGGAGCCTCTTCTGCCTCAGCGAGGTCTTCGAACTTCTTCTTAACGGCTTCCAGGTCTACCTCCTTCTTAGGAGCAGGGGGATTAACCTTTGCACCACCGGCCTTGAACTCGTCTGCCTTAGCTTCCTGAAGGTAACCGTTTGCAATAGCTGCTTTTATTACTCGAGTGTTGAACTGTTTTTCGGTTATCTCCACAACCTCGTTACGGAGAACCTTAATCTTGGAAGCCTGGTCGTAGAAGATACTGGCCTTCGGATTAAGTTTTATGTACTTGGGACTTGCCATAGTTAAATTGATTAAAGGGAGCGGTATTATACCGCTCCCAGGTTTAAGTTGTGAAGGTTACTCGATGATACCGGTCAGGTAGTTGTCTACGTTCATGTAGTCAGGGAATCCCTGAGTTGAGAAGTCCTTCTTGGCATCGATGAGGATAGAAGCATCCTGGTACATCTTCGAGAAACCGGTCGTCAGCGAAGCATAGATAGCCTCGGTCTGGTTCGATACGATTCGCTCCGACTCCAGCATGAGCTGTTTTGCAGTCAGCTTAATCATGGCAGCTGCAGGGTCTACGAGCATAACCTCTTTTGCCGGAGTTCCGCCATGAATGTAGAAGTCTGCCGAGTTGGGAACCGGGGTCTTCAGATTCAGGCGGGCATCGGTAGTACCAGACGAACGCAGCTTGAACTCCGGAAGGTCGAGAAGGTCTAGTGCCTGCTCTTCGCCGCCGATAATGGTACGGAACTGACGGCCCATACGGGATGCCCGAATCCATACCCGGAGGAGGTCACGATACTGGATTCCCTTTGCAGTATCGCCTACGCCGATAACCGGGGCTGACTCGGAACCGTCCAGTTTGTTACCCCTGACGAGGACATCCATTGCCAGTGCATCCATGGCATAACCAAGCTGAACGCCGAAGTCACGGAGGAAGATAGCCATGACGTCCATCGATACGTAGCTACGTACCTCGTCGGTAACCTTGAAACCCTTGCCGATTTTGAAGAGGTTGACCGACTTCTGGCCGAAGGATACGGTACCCAGAGGAATGGTCTCAGCCTCATTCACCCGGGCAGGGTTGGCGTCGGACATGTTGACGAGCGGCATGATAGCGGTCAGCCCGTTGATAGGCTGGTCAGAGGCGATGATGTTTGGATAGAACGGGGCTTCTCGCATGCCCAGGTAGATTGCCTCACGGACAATCTCCGGCACGAGCCAGCGCAGTTCGGGATTCGGCATCGAGTAGATGTTCTCCATCGTGTCGACTTTGGGATTGAATCCCACGGCCTTGAAGTAGTCCTCCTGAGTTATGCCGTATTTCTCCTGGAGCATATCTCCCAAATGAATGTCCACCGGGAGACTCTTGTTGCTTCCCTGTCGGAAGCCATCCATGTTCTTTACGATTTCGGGAAGCTCCTTTAAGTACTGCTCCCGAGTTAAAGTTTTTTCTGCCATATTGAATTTATGTTTTCAGTTATTTTACCAGAATCTGTACCAGGTCGTCCACCTCGGCCACGTTGATGGCAATGAATTTGGTTTCAGCACCGCTTGTCGAGGGTGAGAAGTTGGGATACGTACCACTGGCATCCAGAGTACCGTCAGTCTGGACATATCCAGTCTCTGTAATCTCAGCCTTTGCGATACCGTGAATAACGGCAAATCCTTCCATCATTACGGTTACTTCTACCCCAGCTGCCGTTGCAGGGTATGCAGGGTACTTGCTGTAGTTAACAGCGATACCGAGGTATACTTCATCTTCAACCCCGGTATACGGAGAGATGGTACCATCGGTGTTAAGTTTTACCGGCTGACCTTGAACGATGGTGTTACCGTCCTTTACCGGAAATGCCTGATGAAGCTTGTGCGATTCACCTTTGTAAATCACAGCCTGGGGGGTTCGTCCACCCACTTTGTGTAAGTCTGCCATAATTTAATTTAATGTTTAAGTTACTCTTCAGTTTTATTTCTTGATTTCTCCCCGGAGTTTCCGGTCTGCCAGAGTCTGAGCTACGTCACGAGTGGACTTGGGAGCCTGGTTCTTCTCCTCGTCCTCTTTGGGATTGATAGAAGAAGCACGGCCCACGTCATGAGAGCCGCAGTGGTTGCAGTGCATCGGGAATTTCTCTTCCAGCTGGGCGTCATATGTCTTACGCAGAGCCTTGAGAGTTTCCATCGTAGTTCCCTCATTCTCCAGAAGTGCCAGGATGTTCGAGTCTACGTTCTCTTCTCCGAAAACTTTTTTATAGGCTGCCACAGTTTCCTCACGGAAACTCTTGATGTGGCCATCCCAGTTTTCTTTTGCCTCCTTGTACGATTTGAGGTCTTTCTCGAGATTGGTCTTCTCTTCCGTGAGAGTCTGAATCTCCTTGTTCTTTGCCTCGACTGCCTCAGCAAAGTCCTTGTTCTGCTGTACCAGAGTCTTAATCTGGGAAATAGCCAGCTCGGTCGAAACTTCCTGACCTTCGGAAAGGGTCAAAAGATTTTCACCGAAGAGACTCGTCAGCATCTGCTGCAATTCTTTGTTCATGTTTGTTTTATTATTTTGGTTATTGTGGTTACCCTTTCCGGCACCCTTTTCATTATTAGATTGGGTGGTATTGTACTTTATCTCTTTTTCTGAAAGAACCTTGAAGTCGAAGAGAGATACCCGCTTTGCTGGGTTGTTAGCCTCAGCAGCCTTGTCCTCAGAGAAAGAATAGTACTGACTTCCTGCATAAGCAGGGCTGTTTAACTTACCACTCTTGATAAGTTGAGCAAATGGGTCTGCTCCGTGCCATACCAAAGAAGTCTCTTTGTAGGAGATAATCTTTGTAACAACCCTACGAATGAGTTCTCCGTTTTCAGTGTAAGTTCCGAGTTTGGAATAGAACTCCCACATATCCTCAAAAGTATGAGAAGGTTCCCATGCAAACTCTACTGTAACTGAATTAGAGTGTATAGATGGGGGGTCCATTTGAATACCACGAGCAATACGAGGATTTGATAACCCATCGATTTTCATGATACCGTTTATACCTGCCGGAATAATTATTCCGGTTTTTTCATCCTTGTAGGCTTCCTGCCATTCTACAGATTTAACTGCACCAATAGCATTGGCTACATCAGTCTCATGGTCAAGGTTTACTGACTGACCCACAAGCAAAGTCATAGATTCCTTCAGAATATCTGCCGGAAACTCGGTTGGGTTATACTTCTTTGCCACGATTGCGGCAGAAAGCATTCTGAACATCGGCTCTATAAAGTCACTGTCCTTTGGCTTTAACATTTCTGGAGTTACATTTGTCATGAACTGGTTGACATTCAGAGTGCCTCCCCACATACCAAATCTTTCCAGGGACTTCTTAGGGTCTTCACTGAAGTTGCCAGTGCCCTTGTAGAAGTTTTCAGAAAGAGAGTGAGCATCTATAACTATCTCTGGTACATCAGATACCATCAAGCTATGAGCTGCACTTAACACCATCACATCGGTGTTCTGTTGTCCCATTGGCATAATTATCTTGGTTTACTGTCTTGATCTCCTCGTTTAGGATTTGGATTATTCTTATCTCGGGTTCTACGGTCGGACTTATCCTTATCATCTTCCCGTTTCTTTTTCTTCTTACCAGTGGTAGTATCACCCGTATCTGAATCATCATCGGCTTCAACGGGTTCTCGAGGTTCGGGTTGGTCAGGGGCCTCATAACCCATATCACGAGCAAACTGGTCCTGACTGATTATACCCTGATTATAAAGGGTTACATTCACCCGAGCACGGTACTCACGAGCCTGTTGTAACTTGATATCATCAGAAACAGTAGAAGTCCCGAATTGAATTGTTATTCCCTTATTATTGAACCCCGCCAGGCGCAGTTCTAGAGAATAAAAGAACTCCAGTACAAAGATTACAAGGGTTTGTATATTCTTTAACTGAGATATCATCTTTGACAGCTGTATACCAGCTCCACCCTCAGTACCAGATTGTGATGCAGAAACCCCTATGATAGAACCATTTACTCCCAATCCATTAGCAACAGATTGCTGATTCATGTTCCAAGGGAGGTTAATGTTCTGCATAGAAGCCGAGGTAGACTTCAAATCAAATTCGTGGTCATCTATATAACCAACTACAACTCCATCAGACATACCACCAACAATGTTGGTTTTCATCTTTCGGAGCGTACTGTTCAGACGTTCTTGGTAAGTTTTTTCACTTTCACCAGCAGTACGAGGAGGTTTAGCCATCTTTGCTTCCAAGAATCCAACCATACCCATGATTTCCATGATATGTTTGAAATTCTTCCTCATAGTATGCTGACCAGCAATGGAGTCCAGAGCAGACATGAAAGGAGGTACTCCGTACGGTTCGTCAGTGTCGTTGTACATCCCAACATAACAGTAGGTCTCGGTATTCAATTTGATAAATGAATCTTTAAGACCGTCTACTATACGTGGATTCCTTTGATATGGATGATATACTCCATTGTTTTCTCTCTTAAACCTGATAGTCTCGGGCTTAATGAAAAGAATGGTTTCCAATCCAGAAAGTTTCTTGTTTGGTACTCCCTCTGCAGATATTGCACCACTAACCAATAGTTGAACAATGAACTTGTTTACCAACCCGTCTATACCTGCAGTATACCTCGACCACCTCTTTGTAACTTTCTTTAGATGTTCCCTCATCTTGGTAGACTCCTCAGCCGTGTTATTTGGGAAGTCAATGGTATGACCAGTATTGGACAGCTTGAACATGTCCTGTAGTGCAATACTTACATCCGGGTTTATTTTGTATAAGTCCCGAATGATAGGTATTAGTTCAGTTCTGAACGTTGGGGTAACTAAGTTCGTCATACCATTAAGAGTGGTAATGAGTTCAGAGTTCCCCACACCATCATCTGGTTGAGAAACCCTGCCCGGACTTATTGAACCCTTTCCTTCATCTTTGTTCTTTGATTCTACAGGCTTTGACCTTAAGAACCACCTGATAGGATTAAGTTTCATGTTATATAAGATTGTTTATGGTCTACTGTGGAATCACTACAGTATTAGATGCACTGTGACACCTGATATGGTTAGTGATAGCCTTTCCAAAAATAGCGTCATCTGAATATGTCTCACCTTCCAAGTCAAGGTCCATAGAAGAGTTGTTCATCCTGTGCTTACCCCGAGCAATAGGTCTTCCTGCACCATCATATATGAATGTGTAAGCTTCTTGTACAAAGAACGGGTCTTTCACGATTACGTTTTCTTCCCGTATATCCTTCTCCAAGTTCTCAATGATGACAGACCTATTTTTGGTTGTGGTCAACCAACCAGGGAACTTATCTTCTTCAGGTCTATTCTTACGTTTCTTCCTAAGAAGCTTAGTATAGAAGTAAAGGTTTGGATAACCCTCATCCTGAAGTATGGTTGTCACCGTCATACCAACGTCATTGGTCTCAGGAGCTAACTTAGCAAAGTTATACTTCTCCCCGATATCACCAAGTAAGCGGGCATATTTGTTCAAGGGTATTCTGCCCTTGTATACTGCAGCTTCTTCTCCATCTCGGTCCATACAGGTGAAAGCAGAGTAGTCAGTACCTCGTCCAGTAGCACAGTCTCCACCAATGAAGTATTCCTTATTTGGGTCTGGCTCATTGAATTCTTTGTATTGACCTTTCAAACGTGTATTGATAATCTGGTAGTCGAATAGGCATTCCTCAATAGCTTTGATATCGGCCAAATCGAATACTGTATTACCAGATGATAAGAAGTCACCATCTATCTCCTGAGCAGTTCTCTTTGGACCGAGTGCAGCAGACATTTCTGCATACCACTTCTCATCTCTGTCTGGGTGCATCTGCCAATACAGACGTATGGGGTTGAATGGATTACCTCCAGATATAGCATCTACCCAAGTACTGTGGAAGAAGTTACCTACACCATAAGGGGTGTTATGAGACACGTAGTCTTCATTAATGAGGTAAGATTCATCGTGTTCAACGCAAATATCGTAAATGGTATCGTAATACTTTCTAACTACTTTAAGCTTAGAAAGATAGATACTTGTATACCTTTTACCAGATACAATGTGTTGAATATAAGGTTTGTTCAGCTTAATTCCGAACTTATATTCAACCTCCTTAGATATCTTATCTAACACTCCATAATAGTAACCAAGCTCTTGATAACGAGATCTTATGTAAGCTACTACTCTTAAGTCGTAGTTGAATCCACCTTTCAGCTTGGGTCTAAGCTTCATGCCATAAGAGTATTTTGCAGCTTTTTGACTGTTCTCAGCTACTGTAACTATCTGGGGATTGGTTACATAGTTGTCTGAAGGATTGTTGTTAATGTGGTCAACTACATATCCTTCTGGAATTTCTCCTAAGAATACTTTAGCCACCAGATTGTGGACACATATCTTTTTCTTGGGTTTTACGGTTACTGGATTCTGCTCCAGACCACTTATACCAGTATGATAGAAGATAGCAGGTATATCTCGTTTGATTATCTCTGAAACAGGTAACCAACCTTCAAGAGTATACAACTTATGTTTTGGAGTACATTTAATAACCCTACCTTGCTCATTGTGAACTTCCCAAGTTTTAAGTACACCCTTATTTACAGAACCAAGTACTCTCTGCCACTTTCCAGTATGTGATAATACTCTCAGTCCAAGATGTGATATATCCATCTTACCAAAAGTTTTGGGACAAATAGAATCAACCCTAAAAGGACCATCCTTGCCAATAATCTGGGTATCTCCCGTAATACAAGAGTTTACTATAGCAGCACCACCGGTTGATAGAGTAGGGAAAGCTGAGGCCCAAATAGTTGAAGCCCACCTAACAATAGCTGCCTCATCAATTACTAACAACGACAAAGATTCAGAACGACCAGCTTGGTCAGATGTTGGTATAGATTCAATAACTGAACCATTTGCAAACTCTATAGTTGATACAGAACCAAACTCCCCTGCACGACCATTTATAATTGGCTCTTGCAGATATGAAGGAAGGTTCTTGTACATGAACTTAATCTTCTTCAGTACCTTCTTTGCTACGGTGTCCTTGATTGAGATAATATTTATCTTCTTGTTAGGATGATACATTGCTAACCAAAGACAGTAGAGAGAGATTAGCTCAGTAATACCAGCCTGACGGAACTTTAGGATGATATTGAACCTATTGAGCATGAATTGGTAAAGAACTGCCTTCTGAAAAGGATAGAGAAGGAACTTTACCATACCCAATACGGGGTTAATCACGTAGCAGAAAGTAGAGAAGAAGAACGGGTCTTTCATCACTCGAACCAAGGTCTTAAGTTGTTCGGGTGTAAGACTTGCATCTTCAACTAAGGTCTTTTTTCTTGCCATGTTAGAAATTGTATGAAATTCTTAGGTATGGGTCGAGACCTAAATTGTCCCGAAGTTTGGGATAATAGTTGATATTCAACCCAGCCTCATAATTAAATTTACTGGTATTGTACTTCAGGCCTAAATCTAAATCATGGAAGTTATGTACTGGTCGTAAGGTATATTGAATCACTGGATTGAATCTTTTAAGGAAAGGTGTTTTCTTATAGGTTAATTTTCCATCCAGGTAATTATACTGATATCGAGAATAGTTGACTGTATATTCTTCTGTAGCTGCTCTACAGTCTGTATTGAATGTAGTGATAGATAGCTTATCTCGATTTGAAAGTATCTGCAATAACTTTGGAGCCTTTGGATAGTTAGTTAGAAATAACTCATTGTATTCAATCTTGGTTGAATCTTTCTGAATGATAGTAACTACTCTATCAACATATTCAATACGTTCAATAGGTACTGAATCTATCTGATAGAGGAATACCATTCGGGGTAATTGAATCTTATGGAATTCAACTTTGGGTACAAATGGAGTATTAACCACAACAGTATCAACCCGACTAGAAGAATTTTTAAGGTCATGACTTAATTCAGAATTTCGGTTCCATAACCAGAATATTGTTAAGGCCATAAATATGAAGGCCGAGGTTAGGATTACATTTTTCATGGTTCAGGGTTTATGAAAACAATTAGGGGGGATTATAGGGGGGTTAAAGAAAGTAAATCTTAAAGCTAATACTTAAAAGCTAAGTACTCCAGCAAGCTGGAGGTTATTTTCGTATTTTTCTAAAGAAAAATACTCAATAACTGCGCATATACGTACGCGATAGGGGATATTCATTTTGATATTAGACCAGCCTTTTGTAAACAGGATTTTAACCACAATGAATTCTCATATACGGCACCCTTAGTTAGGGTATTTCTCCCCTTATTCAACCAATAAGTCGGATTAGCATTGTCAAAATATACCTTGAATGATTTGGGAAAACCCATAATCACCCTATATTCATCAAGTCCCATTATTCTACCGTGGGGATTAAATTGCCTTGATGAAGGTCTTACGGTTAATGGGTAACTTCTTTTTCTATTACGGTATACCCCAGGAAGAGTCTTCATCTTCTGGGTTCTCATGGGCCATTTGTAATCATTTTTGAACTCAGTTTTCCATAGCTTTCTCACTTGAGCTACTGTCAAAGTAGTTTTTGACTTATCTGCATAATGATACATGGCCAATTTTTTATCGTCAGCTTCTCTATAGTTTATGTCTCTCCTTACTCCTTTCTTCAGTTGACACAGATTTTTGGGTTTAGTAACTCTAAAAGTATGATCAAAGATCTGAGGATTGATCTTGGAGTCTTTTCTGACTCCTATTAACACCAAACGTTTCCTACTTTGTTGAGAATTACCAAATACCGTAACAGGATGACAGTGCACTATAAGTTTGTAATCGGGTAAATTATGTTCCCATTCCCCGATAGGGATAAAATCCAGAAGTTTTGGGAGGTTCTCAAGCATAAATATTGGGGGTTTGAACTTCTTAACACTAGAAAGATACAGATTAAGAGTAACATCTTCCCGGGGTTTGCCCAGGGATTTTTTCCTGGAATAGGAGAATACCGAGCTATGACCACATGAGGGAGAACCGAGTATTAGGTCAATTTTGGTGTTTTTGACCTCTTCAAGGCTCCTTACAAACGGTATATCTTCAAAATTGAGCTTCCATTGCTCCTCTTTTTTGGAGTGAAATACTGCTCTTGGCTCTACATTGGCTATAAGATGTTCCTTAAACTCAAAAAGAAGCGCTCCTTGGGCTCCACAGATACCTAAGACATTCATTGAAAATAGAATTTTATAATATATACCGGAAGGTCTTGCAAAGAACTAGCTTTGCTATTGTTCTAAAACATATTTTATGATGAAAGAGAATGTTCCCTGGATGCCCGGATTATATGTAAGTGTTGATGGTGATATCTTTGAGTTAAGGAATAATAATTGGGTACAGTTAAGGATATACCACAGTTTATCCAAGAATCATAAATACCGTCGAGCTTATTTTTATTTTAGAGGAGGAATACGTTCGGTTTCAAGGTTAGTAGCAAAAGTTCATATACCTAACAAATATAATAAACCTTATGTGGGTCATAAGGATAATAACCCCCTAAATAATAGGGTAAGTAACCTATATTGGTGTACACCCAAAGAAAATACTGAAAAAGCTGTGAGAGAGGGTAGAATGAAGCCGGGGGATAAACGAGGAGATAAAAACCCTTATTATAGAGTATTCGGAGATAAACATCCAAAATCTAAATATAGCAACGAACTCAAGATAAAGATTTATAAATTCTATCAAAAACATCCTAATTGGACTACTAAACAACTTCAATCTAAATTCAAAGTTAAAAGCTACCGTCCTTTACGTAAGATTATACGAGGTGAAGATCCTATTATAGCTGAATACTTGAAGGAAGTTGAATAATCTATATTATATTGCATAAAATAATAACAAAACCTATGAAAGTTGGTGATTTACTACTGGTAACAGGACCTGCCTTCTTTGAAAAGACGGCAATTAAGGAGAGGAAAAAGGGAATTTACATCCTTGAGAATGGTATCAAGACTGATAGAACTCTTCATCCTCTCAACTCGAAGTACAAAATCGAAGTTTTCGATGAAGAAGAGTACAAAACTCTGATAGCTCAGAGAACTTTAACCCGAGGTATTGACAAGTTGGCCGCTATCAATAAGAAAGGTATTGAAGATACCAATATTATTAGGTATGCAGCGGCTAAAATAAGCCGTATCCTCGAAAAACTTGGAGATATATGATACGATTCATCTTACATTTGGCCATAGTTAACATACTTAGTTACACTGCATATAGCGGTGGAATGATTTGGAAAGCCTTAAAAGGACTTGATAAAGAGTATGAAAGTAATGAATCTTGGTCCAAAGGTAAGAAAGAAGCCATACAAACACTCATAATTTGCATCACCTGCTTAATCATTATATCATGTATAATACGCTAACAGCTACTCCCCCGACTTGGTTGGGTTATACCCTACTCATCATGTATGTTTTAGGGTTTATTTTTTGTATCTTCCTGATAAGTGTAATCAAGGAAACTCCATTAAGGAAAGCCAGTAATCCAGTAAGGTATGGAGTTTTATTTCTTATTTGGGCGGTAAGTCCGGCAGTAGTAACCGGGCTGTTTATATTAACATTCAACGTACTCTTCAGAAATGGCAAGAAGACGAATCAACACTGAGATAATTCTCCCGAGGGTTAGTGACCAAGAGAAGAAGGATATTCCCGTATGGGATGCCTATATAGAGAAAGTAATACTGGACGGGAATATTCCTTCCCTTTTACGGGATAAACTCACTGGTAAGATAAATAATCTTACTCAGGGATTCACCCAAAAGTTCAGTGGTCAATTAAAGGGTAATATTGAAAATGAGATATTGTCCTTAGAGGAATATGTATACCGTAAACATGACCTAACCTTTACTAAGCTAAGAGTAGTAAGAGAACATTATTCATTAAGAATAACTACAGCTGAAGGTCAAACATTCGATATTTGGGAACCTTAATAAAAATATCTATATGGCAGTAAAAGTTTATACTCCGGGTCAGTTCTATGCTGCTGGTGGAGTAGTAGAGGAAATGTTTTACCAAGAAGTTGGTAGAACAAAGAAGTACTTAAGGAAGAGAGTTGGTTTTGTACGTTCTTTTGAACAAGTAATCAAGAATCTAAAGGATATATAAGGCTAAATCATAGGCCTTATAATTGGAGCCTTAAAAATATCCTGGGAAAATTTTATGAAGAGCCTTTAGATGGGTTCTTCATTTTGTGTAGGGAGAGGGGGGATGTGATTATGTGGTATGGGCCTTTCAGGAAGAGCTTATCACGAGGAGCCTAAGGGGGCTAGTAGTAAAAAGGTTTTGGTACCTTAAAGAGTCTTATCATGAGGTCTTCAAAAACATCTGGCAGTAAAAAGGGGCCACGGTGTCCTTATCGCAATATTAAATCTTATTAAAAATAGGGGACATATTATGTCCCCTATTTATTATTTATTTTTAATATTCGAAAATTTCAGCGCATCTGTCGTCTAAATATTGTAGGTCAATTTTATCTAGGTCTTTTTCATCGATATCAAAATATCTATACGATTCTTGTAATTTTCGAATTAAGTATTTTTCTACTTTTTTATGAGTGTTATAAATATTTATAAAAATATTATTTAATTCTTCATAAAAATTATCTATCTCTGATTCTTCATCTAACTCCTCAAAAAAATTTCCTTTGCTGTCAATGAAGTCGGATTGATTACGACCCATGTAAATATTACTTGCTAATTCTAATTTTTCATAGGGGGTTAAGTTGTCTAATACTCTTAGTATATCCTCGACATTTTGAAAATTAAGTAACATAACATTAAATTTTAAGGGGTTTAACTTTATTTATTTTTCTTTTCGGTTTCGTTCATTGCAAGCAGGAAATTTTTAATAGTGTCCCTTTTTTCTGTGTTAGCGTTTGCATCGACAATACAAGCAGTATTTATATAGACTTGCTTTGCATATTCTTGCCACGCTTTTCTCAAGGCTTTTCTTTTCTCTTCATTTTTAGAGGTTGCAATAAATTCAGCGATAAAGGCATCTAATTTTTTACGTAGCTTCATTCGTAAATTCTTTTTCTCTTTGTCGGTTTTACACTCCACAAAAATTTCCTTGCGATAAATGGATTTTCTTTCACTGGTTGAAAAGATCTCATTTCCGATTGCTAAAATTTCATTTGCTTTCATAATAGTAAATTTTTTTAATTTGTTTAACTTTTGTTAGTTCTTATCTGCCTTACAGATACCTAAAGATACAAATAATATCTTTAACTACCAAATTTTAGACCCCTTAATTTTGACTATCTTTTCCTATAATAGAACGAATTACGATAATTTATGCCTATTAATGAGGGGGGGGTGAATGGGTTTAGTGGGTTTAGTGGGTTTAGTGGGTTTAAGGGTTATAAGGTTATTGTTAGTATGATGGTTTGTTAGTATAAGGTTAGTCGGTTATAAGGTTATTGTTAGTATGATGGTTTGTTAGTATAAGGTTGGATTAAAACTTAGCCTTAGCTAGCACCCCGAGATACCTTAACTCCTTGGGTTAGGCCTTTAATGTTCATTTCAATTTTCGGCCTTAGTCCTCAGGAATCTAGAATATTCTTATTTTATAAATAACTAATTCTCCAGCTTGTTAATTATAAACTTCTATGATATACCCTGCTTGCATTAAATTACACCTTTCATTTAATTCCGATTAAAAGGAAATTTAGTAAAGGTCCTTTGGCAAGGTACCTAATGGTACCAATACAGCCTATTATAAAAGGCCTATAAGCCAAGCCACTAAAAGCGATATAAGGCCTTATACCTTAGGCATATTGGTATAAGGCCTTATTGGGTGCTAGAAGGTACCTTTATTGAATCCTTAAAGGCCTTATAAGTTCATAAATAAAAAAAGGCCTGAGTTGGCAGGCCTTAACGGAAAGAAATATGAAAGCAAATGGGGGGGGCCAACTCCCCCCTACCCTAAATATATTCTGGATAACCTTCCAGGTCCTTATACTCTGTCCGAGCATAGTTATAAAACCCGAGCAGCTGTTCCCTGGTGTTATCCGGGTTCTCAGTATAATCCAAGAGTTCGCATACCCAATCGAAATCATCCTTATATACCTCGATTGCAATAAACCCCGCCGAGTAATCCAACTCGAGACAGTTATCAAGGTTATATCCGTTATTTTCCAAGGCCCTGATAATCCAACTATCAGGATTAACCTTATAAATACAAACCTTAAAAGAGTTTACCGAGTAATTCATAATTTTGTCCATAATTTTATTTATTTAATTTGTTATACTGCATCACAAATATAGATATAATATATTATATATGCAAATAATAATTGGGGGCCTTAACTAAGGCTAGATTTTATCTACCTCTAATCCTTCGGGTCCCATTCTTAATATGAAACCTTCCTTAATAAGGTTATTAATTACGGCGGGTACGCATTTCTTTAGGTGTAACCTAAATTTGGATTGCCCTATATACCCTACGAAGTTATTGCTAGGAGTATTAATTACCAATTCGGTTGAATGGTGTTTGGAGATAATTTCTAGGGCAGTGGTGAAGTCTTTAGAATTAAGCATGGCCTTAAATGTTTTATGGTTTATTATTTATCGGTTTATTATTTATCTTTCGTTATGCAAATATAGATATAATATATTATATATGCAAATAAATATACCGGGCCTTATGAAGGCCCAAGGCCATAATCCCAAAGGCCACTAAAAGCCAATCCTTATATAATATGAAGGCTATATTAAGGTACCTTAACATACCCTAAAAGGCCTTAAAAGGTACCCTAAATGTGCCTTAAACCAGCCTTAACTTGAGAAATCAAATCTCCAATACTCTATTCCTGGCATATCGATTTTAGACACCTGTTCCAAAATGACCTAAAAGACTCGCATATATATATATATAATATAGATTGTACTCTTTAAGGCTTGGGATTAAGGCCCATCTTGGGTACCCATTAGTGTACCAATATGAATAGAGAGTCAAGCTGTAGATATCAAGAGTCAGGGGCCTAATGTCTCTTTATCGAAAAGGCCTTAGCTACTGCCTTAAACCTTATCCTTAATAAGACTTATATATATATATAGATTTGAATAAGGTAGGGGTTTGGGTACCTTAAAGGTGCCTTTTAAGGCATTGCTCCTGGTCTTAGGGCCCTAAGTCGACTTAGCTAATACGTATAGTAACATAGATAGCTCCAGAGCTCTTAGGGTACACAGTAAGGCCTTACCTTACCCACTACCCAAAAATTTGCCCTAACCTGATTTTATGGCCCTTGGACTTTTTCGTTGTCCGGATCGGTCACAAGGACTGATTGTTAACTTTTGCCCTATCCTAAGGGTCAAACTAAAAGGCTTCTAAGATAAAAGCCAATCCTAAAAGCCTTATATGATTGATGGTTTATATTATATGTATTCCTTAATGAATATTATATAGGTATATGTATATTAAGGATTGTTTGAATATTTGTATTTATTCTTGTTTGGGGTGGGGGTGGGTAGTCTTCTTTTTAAGGATTGAGCCAAGAGGATTATACCCTTGGGATATTTTCTCCTGCCCCATGGGAGTATCTATCATAGATATTAAGGTTTGTACCTTTTCTATTGGTGTTAACTCCTTTATGATTTCTTCTATTGATTTCATGGTTATTCTTTGTTTTGGGGCATATCTTCTTTTTCTACCCAGATTTTATCCATTGAGACTGAGTGGAATTTTCCTTCGATACTGAGGATTATGGCTTCTATGTAGGTTGGGCAGCAGTCCCAGTGTTGAATATATCCTTTGTGATTTACTGAGATGTAGTTTCCTGTGGCTTCATCCTTTTCTTGCAGAGTGTAAGATACTAAAATGTTTTTCATGGCTTATTAAATTTAAGGTTTATTTTTGTAAATAAATATTAACGGCCTTTACCAGCGTTCATCTTCGATGGTTATATGAATATTAAGGTTTTGCTGAGGGTGTTCTTTTAACCATCTCTCAATTTCACCGGCTCTTTTGAGGCTATCAATATAATCGGGAGCCAATCTTTGAACTGCTTCAAATTTTAGGCTCCCGTCGGGATTTACTAATTGCCTTGTCTCGGGCTCTTTCTTTTCCTCACTTTGGTAGGATATCTGATACCAAATCGTCGCTGCCAGTACTAATATAATGGCTATCAGTAGGGGCCTTAAGCACCCTTGTTCTTCTTTCTTTTTCATAGTTTTGTCTTTAATGTATCTCTGATACCGATTAGTTTTAATTTCTGTTCTGGAGTTAACTTTGGGTCGAGGATAGCTTTATTAGCCTCATTGTATAGCTCTTGCATCTTTATTCTATACAAAGGCCCTTTGATATGCTTGCATACCCAGTTGTATTCTCTTTGTATCTTATTGAATGCACTCATGCTACTATCTCGATTTTGAGTCCAGTGTTATGACTGATAATCTTTACTTCATCATCTCCAGTTGAGAGGATAGATACCACCTGTTGCATTGCCCCTCTGAAAGACATCTTGGGCATGGTCTCATCCGAGAATTTAACCCAGAGAGTATGTTTGAACCTTTCCGGGATTCCATCGGAGTAGTATCTTACTTCTACCCGATAATCAAAGAGTTCTAACCCTAATCGGGCATCCAACTCTTCAACCATATCAAGGTAGGTTTCTTTGATTGCTTCTTTGATGCAATCCCTCTCTTCTTCTTGAACATTGCTCGACTTCTTTAACCCATCCAGCAATACCTTTTTGTAATCTTTCATAATATTCGATTTTATTTCTTTTCTATATTACAAATATAATGAATTTAATCTATATTTGCAAATATAAATCAGAGGTCAAATGAGGTATGCTTTTGCAATACTCTCATCATTCTCATCTACCCATTCACTAACTTCAGTTTTCCGGGTTAGTTCTACCTCCATGCTATGTGCAGCATGAATACTTTTGTGAAGGTGATTGTGGAGATAGGACCAGATGAGCAATTTGTACCTTTTCTGCTGTGCCATAGTTGTAAGTGTTAAAAGGTAAAACCTATGTAAACTTCCTTGTCTCCTTTCCTGAGAGTTTCATGATTAGTGTCTTCCCATTTGTAGGTACTGTATTTCTTAGCTTCCCTGATGTATTCTCCTCTTACCCATACTTGAGAGGCATTGGGTTCTTCGATGGGATTCAGGATAAAGTATTCCCCTTTTGCTAAGTCCTTAATCTTTTCTTTTCCATGGTATTATATTTAAGGTTTATTATTTATCTTTCGTTATGCAAATATAGATATAATATATTATATATGCAAATAAAACTTCTCGGCATCAGGCAGTAGGAATAGGTTCTAGAGATTTTAATCCTTATAAAGGTAAGTTTAGTTTAGTAACACAAAAAAGACCTCTAGATAAGAGGTCTTAATGGTCCTTTATTTATTAGGCCTTAGCTGGTATAGGTCTCGGCTTGTAGTAGTAATCTTCTTCCGGAATAAGTGATTGCTTGTAAAGCTCGAACTCCAGACCGGATTCATCAGGGAACTCCATAGCTATACTTACCCCTATGTAATTATCCTCAAACAGAGGCAATACCTTGATATCTATCTTGTTCTCAATACTCTTTGTACCGAAGAGTTTGTTAGTAAAGTTGAGAACTACTTCTTTGATTGTGGAGTAATATTTAGGTTCATATTCCTGGTACATGCTGTGGCAGTAAAGTCTGCTTGCCCTGATTAAAAGAGCTATGCGATGATTAGTGTGCATATCTAAAAGTGTTACATGATTTTGTCGAATACAAAGTAACTTGAAGGTTCTTTGGCTAATGAATGATAGTTTCTTTCCAAGAAATCCGTGCCAACTACTGTTACCGTACGAATAGCTTCATCTTCATCATCCATTACATCTATAATCATACCCAGATTTATCAATTTGTCTTCCTGAGACTCTCCCAGAAGCATTCCTGGGCAGATATCATCCATAACCTGCATACCGACGTAGTTCCCGTCTTCACTGAGGGTATCGATGTATTTGCCGTTTTCAACATATTGGAAAAGGTTGCACCAACCCGTGATTGTGTGTATCTTTATCTTGGTAGCACAGGCAGATGCTGATAAAGTTACCTTCGAGTTGGTGCATAGCCAACCCTTCCGATTGATTCTCTCATCGGTAAAGACCAAGTCTTCCTGATAAGGTGGATAAGGTAAACCGAATACCTTTAACTTCTTACCTTCATTGATAAGTTGATTTACTCGGTTTACTACTTGAGTTGCGTTTAATACTTCTTTCATAGTAGGTATTTGTTATAGATTGAATTGAATCTCTTCTCCTTGTTCACTTTCACTTTTAATACTTAAAAATCTATCCAGGAATGATATTAAGTACTTACCCTGATAATCATAATTTTCAAGGGTATATTGTATCTTACAAAGGTCATCTTGGGATAGATATAGAGTTACCCAGGAATTCTTAACCTTTATTCCCTTTAATTTACCACCAAGAGCAATAGCTATAGTGTCATTGCTACTGGGTCTAATTATTAAATCCATAGCCTTTTGATTTTTGTTTATACGAATTTAATAATTATATTTCAAATATGCAAATAAAAATCAATGGCTAATCTTGGATTTCTGGGTCTACTTCTTCATAGGCTATTCCTTCTTCTATCTCTCGTCGGATTTGGTGATGGTCTTCGTCAAAAACTTTTAAGGCACCATGGTAGTCCCCTGTTACGCTATCGAGTTCTCCGTTTTTAATGGTTAATCCTTCTTTCTCAACTATGTTGCCATCTTGTTTGGTTGCAACTACAACAGGTAGTTCTTTGAAGTCATATTGGTTCTCTACATATTCAATTTCCTTTATACCACCCTTGTCAGCCAACTCCCTTTGAATCATTTCCATGGCTTCATCTCTAGTTAAAGTCTGCTCTTCTTGGGCACCATTATTGAATTGATTGTTCTGTTGAGCAAAGATATTCACGGTACCCCCTCCAGTTACTGCCCTTACTAAACTCTGAAGAGAAGTTGTAGATTGCTGTTTCAATCCAATGGCCTTATTGACTTCGGAGGTGATGAATGGAGCATATCTTCCGCCCTGAGAATCCCTGAGTATTTGAACCTGCTGGCTTACTTCCATACGGTCTTCAAGTGCCCATGATATGCAAGCTCCCATAAGAGAATCAGCAATCTCATTCATCTTGCTACGGTCAAATAAACCGTTGTCTAGAAACGTTTGTTTCATTTGCATCTGAATAATTGCTGGTTCACATTTCAAGAAATCTGCGAGTTCATTTACGGAATAAACCTTTGCCCATAATTTCCCGTTGTTGACAATCCAGATATGGATAATGAACTTGGTCAGATTCTTGAGAGCTTCATCATCTCCAGCATTAGCCTGTAGAGCTAATTGGGTTACTCCCATTCCCCTTGGAAACCTTGGAACTATCTTTTGTTCTTTCATAATGTTAAGTTTTGGTATCTAATAGTTAATCCCAAGATAAGTAAATAAAAAGGCCCTATTATGGCAAGGGCCTTTTTGAATTAACTCTTTGATAGTCAGGTTGCTGGATCACTGAAATAGGCTTACCTTCAATCTTGATGAGCTTATTGAGAGCTGGTAATCTGCTATATGACTTTCGCATTTAAGCTGGTTACTCATAGCTAAAAGTTCAGATAGCAGCTTGTGCACATGTTTAGGATAAAGCATTTCTATGGTTACAGAACTTTGTCTGAAGCAATAGCTCATGTTTACCTCATTTTCTCCGGCTTCCTGATACAAGGTTACCATTTTATCTTCTACCAACTTTGCTATCTCTAAAATGGTCTTCATAAAATCTTAGTAACTTTAGAGTCTTGTATTATTAGGATTTACTTCTTTCCCTTGGGTTTATTACCCACCTGCTTGGATTGCTTTGCCAAGCTTTTGGCTGCTGCGTATGTCATCAGAGCATTTACAACCGGTCCCATTTTCTTTTCCATTTCCTGCCGTTTCTTTTCAGCAGCCCCCAGTTCTGCCTTAATCTTGGCATCCCCTTCAATTGCCTCTCTCCTCTTCTTCTCTAATTTGTCATGAATGTTAGGGAAAAGACTTGCCCGTAGAGGTATAACATGTAAGGCAAAGAATGCCGAGAATAAACCTTCCGAAAAAGGTTCTCCGACTTTCTTGTTGGAAATATTCCAGAATTTATCCTGTTGCTCTTTTATGGCATGGAGGAATTTTTCGTAGGTGAACTGCACCTGCATTTTTTTACAGGCTGTAATGGTTGCCTCAATTCGGTCCTTAAATTCCTGACCGAAGGCCTCCATAAATTTCTCCCGGTTAAAGTTGTAATGTTCCCGGTCCAACTTGAATTGCTTTACATACTCCTGAGTTTTCATAGTGCTTTGTATTTTGTAAGTTATCGGTTTATTAAGTGAGTTAATGCTTGTTCTCTAGTTACCACCTGGAAAAGGTAGCCTATATGCTTATCTTCCCAGTATGATAACCAAATATGTTCCTGGAACCTAAACCTATTCCTCTCTACCTCAGGAAGATTCCTGGGAATCCCCGTGATATATAATAGGTGAGGCCCATTTGTATTCTCAATGAATACTGGGTGCTGTAAATTCTCATCTACCTTGAAATACCCTTTGATTGCATAATCCGGAAGATACTGATTAGACCTTACACTGCAATCAAAGGCTAAATCCTCTACCTGGTATAATTCAGGGTTTATGGGATATTCAGCGTGGGTTTGCACCCTTCCCTGAGTTTGAAGGTAATAGGTAATCCTGGACTTATCAAGCGTTACGCTTTTTACTTTTTCTGGAAACATGCTTTTTCTTATCTTTTACGGGTACATAGTTTTCAATCTCATCCAATCGGTCCGTTACTAAAGCATATACAAACAGCTTAGCAGAACGGAAGAAAAACCTTCTTATATTCTTCTCCGTAATGTAGTGGTCGTATATCTTAAAGAATTTCTTTTGGTACTTGTGCTTTAGACTCCGTTGTGTGAGATATGACTTAAGAACTTCTTTGTGTAATTCTAGCAATTCCTTGTCTACTTTCTGAATTGCTTTCTCAGGTAAGCCGACAACCATAATTTTTCATATCATTAAAGTGTTGTTATACTAAGGGGCCAGGGCTTTTACCTTAGTCCTGTACCCCTCTCCTACTATGAAAGATTAGATTGCAACGGATTCCTTGACGAATTGGTTCTTGTACTCGATGTACTCCTTCTTTGCTTTCTTGAACTCCTTGGAGTCCTGGTCCTCGATTCGGAGCATTGCCAGCTCCAGCTGATGAATCTTGTTTCGGACCGTCTGCCGGAACTTTTTCCAGGAAAGAGTGTCCTCGCAGTCTGCCGGATAGATGTACTTGACTTCCCGTTTCGTTACCACTTCCTCGACGAGGTTGGCTTCGACCTTTTTCTTGGTCTTATCGACCAGTTTCTCTTTCTGGGTCTTCTTGACCTTCTTCTCTTTGGCCGCTTCAGGAGTTTCCTCTTTTTTAGTCTCGACCTTCAGAGCTTTTTTGGATTTCTCGACCTTCTGGGTCTTTTCTTCGATAAGGTTGTTGATTCCCTCTACCAGGTTGGTCTTTTCGGTTTTCTGAGCCTGATTTTTCTTGTTCTTTTTCATGGCTAACAATGTTAAAGAGGTTTTACAATAAATTAAAAGTGTTTTATTATTTCTTTTTCATAGTGCAAATATAAGGGAACTTTTCTATATATGCAAATATTTTTATCAATTTCTTTGAGGTTGTGTTCTTGGCTTCTGTGTGTTAACCTCTTGTGGCTTTTCCCTTTTATTGTTTATGCAAATATAGATATAAATATTTATCCCTGCAAATAATTTTGCAACTACTTTTCTGGTACGTTCAAGGTATAGGTTAGTTTACTTCTCGGATAACTTCTTTAATGTCTTTTTGAACTTAGCCATATAGTAGCAATCCTTGATAGGACATTTACCATCTGGAGTTTCTACATTAGCCCCACATTTACCTTTATACCTCTCATATAAATTCTCTTTATCCTTGTCCTCCACTTTACATTTTGTAGATGGAGTTGCCTTATATGGGCAACATTTCCTATGAGCTGCACAAGCAGCTTTAAAGTCTACTGTACTCATTCGTAGTATTCTTTTACCTTAGTTAACCGACCTTTGAATTTGAACGGCATTACATAGTCTCCCCACCACCCAGTTAGAGGTATAATACACCCGATAATGGCATAGTAGTAGAAAGTTTTTGCAACAAACTGCTGTTTCTCATCATCCCAGAAATCATCTGTTCTAGCATCTTCATCTTTGTCAGGGTCTACATATACCCAATTATAAGATATCCGGATGAATAGCCATTGAAATATCAGGATATTCATCCATCCCAATAGGGTTACACCGAATATCTTTTTCCATACCCAGCTGTTTGTCGGTTTCTTTACTTCTTTTCCCATAATCCGTAGTTTGGTGCTAATGTTTTAAGGGGGTGATAAATGTTTAGTGTTTTCCAGATATATTCTGCCTGAGTTATTACTGCTTCCCTTGCTTCCTGATGAGTAGAGAATTTTCCCCACAATTCAGGTATGTAGTTTAGGGTACGGTCTTTTACACTTATGTAGAAGTATACCTCTGTGTCAATTATCTGACCAATCCTCTTACCCTCGAATATAATCTGAGCTTTAGGCTTGAATTCAAATACATCCTTGCTTCTTGAACCGTGAACGTACTTGTTTACTTTGAATTTAATCCGACCTGCCATATCAATCCATATTTCGTTCGAAGTATTCGTAAAAATCTACATCCTCAGTTAACTGGTCCATGAGTTCTTCCACATCCATATCCAGGTGTACTGATGCACCAGATACTTGCAGAGTTATACCAGAACCATAACTGCCAGAAGACCCATGAAGATTTAACTCCTTGGGTCTCTCTCCGGTAGATTCATCCCGATAGTGAATGATACCGTTTTTGTAGTCATAGCTCTTTACCTCGGATAAGTGTCTTGACTCATCCCAGTTTTTCCAGTGAGGAGTAGCATCGGGAGTAGGGGGAACTGTCTTAGTATCCCACAATACGCATATTGTACAGAATACTGATACCCCTATAATACCTTTCTTTACTGCTACCCAAAGGGTCTTAGCTTCATCGGGTTCCCCGTCTGGAGTGTAATACCTTTTCATAATCTTACTCCTGCGTATTTATTCCTGATTCTTTTCTCGAAGGACTTCCCAACGGATTCTCCGTTTTGGATATCCTCTTTGAACATTCTGAAGTCGAATTCAGATACCGAATTATACCGGTATACCTTTTCCCCTTTGAAGGTTATCTCAATGTCCCTTGTCTCGTCATCAAAGATAACCTTCTCAATCCTTGATGAGCCTGTGATTTTAATTGTGTCTTTCATCTTTACTGTCCTTTAAGCTCAAAAGTGTTAAGTCCCATAGCTACCACATTATTTTCTTTACGCAATGCCTGGCATGTGAAGAAAATATCCCAGAGAGTGAAGACGGAATCAGAACTCATTTCCATTAAGTCCTCTTCCATCATATAGAGTGTACTCATGATAGTATTGAACCATCTTTGGTTTAATCCGGTTACCAACATAGTTTCAACATCCTCATATCTTTCGTTGAACGTATTGCCTTGAACCCTTTTGAAGGCTTCTATATATTCCCTTGCCATTGATTCTACCGCTTCTAGAGAAGTTCCATAGCAGGGGAATATAATTTTCCATTTATCTAAGCTCTTATCCTCTAAAAGGGATTCCAGCGCCTGAATATGCACATACATAATCTGATTCCATATTTCTTGGGCAGATAGATGCCTTTGCAATTTCAGTTTAATACAGCCTCGGTTGATTTTCATCTTTATAATATTTCGTTATGCAAATATAATACTTATTATTATAATATGCAAATTAAATTCAGTGGTGTTGTATAGGTATATTCAACAAAGAACCCCGAACCCTTCGTGGATTCGAGGAATGAGAAGTTTCACTGATTGCCTATCGGTTTAATCCTCCTCTTTCTTTGCCTTCTTTTTCTTCTTCTTGTCCTTGCCTTCCTTGGCAGGTTTCTCGGCCTTCTTTTCCTTGGCCGGCTCTTCCTTCTTTGCCTTCTCCTTCTTTGGAACAGCAGTCGAACCTGAAGCCAGCTCTGCAGCATACTTCTTTCCTTCTGCTTCGGCCTTCTCCTTCGACATTGTCTTCAAAAGAGTACGCATCTTCTGGCGATACTTCTTCTTCTGGTCCGAAGTCATCTCCTTGCCATCTACCGTAGGATAGTCGTAGGCATTCGGAGTGCTGGTTACCTCTTCCTTCTTGGGATGGGCTTCCGGCTTCTTGTTCTTTTTCTTCTCGGACTTCTCGATGGCCTTTTCCTCGTTGAGTTCCCGGGCCTTCTTGTTTCCGAGGTTGATAACGTCAATCCATGCCTGGATTTTCTTACCGTGTTTCTTGTGGCCTGTCCAGTCTTTCTTGGGGTCGAGATTGTTCTCTTCCATGTAGGCCAGCATTTCCTTCTGAGCCCGGCGAGCTTTCTTTGCTGCCAGGTCTTTCTTGCTAATGTCCTTTGCCATTGCTGTTGAGTTAATTAAAAAATGAGTTTGAATTACCTTTGCATGTTTATAGTTTGGTCATGGAGTTTTTGGTCTGCACTTCCTCTATCTCTGAGATGATTATTTCTATCCCCCGAAGATATGCCATCAATTTCAGATGGGCAATGGCATCATCCTGAGAGATGTTGGTGTATATAATCCTATATCTTTCCCCAGTGCCCTTGTTTTCAAAAGTTATGGTTAAGATATTTCCATTAGCCAGGTCTTCTACCCTTTTGACTAATGCCTTGACCTTACCTAATTTCAGGGTCTTATCTTTGATTAAAGATTGCCTTTTTCCGGGGGATAATCCTGGCACTGATAGTTGAGCATCAATGTCCTGAATCAATCGGGTCATATCCTTAATCCGATATATCAACCCTTTTACGGAGGAGTTAAATTGTCCCATTGAGGTCTTTGAATAAAGGTGTCACTTCCTATTTTCTGGGCATATATTTCAATCAATTGCTCAGTTCTAGAGATAATATACTCTGCCATCAGTCTATTTTCTTCGGTGATGTCTTTTTCTTCCTCTAGCAATAGCTGATATGATTGCAGTTGATTACATAATGCCAGGTATATAATTTCATCGTCTTCTTGCATATACCTATACAAAGTGGGGAGGTCCACCCTTTGTTTTCGGATGGCCTCCCCTGTATGACTCAAAAACTATGTCCGAATTGGTTAGGCTGCGTCGTGTGCCTATTCCTCATCGTTTTCGTCCTCTTCGTTATCCTCTACATCGGCTGCCTTCCCTTTCTTACCCATGCCGGGCATCTTCGGGACCAGCATGCCGTGCTCCTTCTTGGACTTGACGGATACTCCGGGGATGGTTGCATTCGAGACAGCAATCACCTTGCCGTCCTTGTCGGTAACCACTGAGGTGATGAGAACGCCGTACTTCCGTACGTTCATGGCGAAGGTCTTTGCAACGTTGCCACCGCCCAGGTCGATGATATCGCACTGTTTGCTGTTGGGTCGCTGACCAGGTGCCCGGTTCTTGAGTCGCTCCTTCATGGCCTCTCGTTTGGCCTTCTTCTCTTCTGCGGTTAGTTCTTTCTTACCGCCTTTTTTCGTTTCTGCTTTTTCTGCAGCCTTTGCCTCAGCTGCTTTGTCTTTCTTCTTGGTTGCCATATCTTTTATTGATTAAGGTTTTTGATTAAAAAGAGGGCTGACCTGAATGAACTTGATGCCATCTTTACCAGGTATTATCTTCAGCTAATTAAGAGTATAGCAGCCCTCAGGAATTGTTATAGTCGGAAGGACCCTTACTTTTTCTTTTTCTTGGTGTCCTTATTGGAAGCGGCCTTTGCCTTGGGCAGAGTGATGCCCAGCTCCTTGGCAACCGCCTTGCGGAGTTTCTCCACGTCCTCCTCGTCGAATTCGTCGGGGTCAGTTTCGAGTTCTTTGTCGTCGCAGAGGTCCTCTAGAGCTTCGAAGTCCATGCCGGCCAGGTCCTCAGGGGTTACCCCGTCATCTTCGTCCTCATCCTCGTCTTCCTCATCCTCGTCTTCCTCATCCTCATCGGAATCTTCGGCTTCCTCATCCTCATCGGAATCTTCGGCTTCCCCACCGGAATCTTCATCGGAATCTTCGTCATCCGACTCATCTTCATCCTCGTCTTCTTCTTCGTCCTCCGAATCTTCGGCTTCCCCACCGAAGATATCCTCGGCATCTTCTGCCGAAATAGGAGTCAGAAGTGCATAGGAACCGTCATCGTATTTGATGAGGATAACCCCGTTAGAGAGAACCTTGCGTTCTACCTCTTTTGCTGCAGCTTTTTTCTTTGCCATAATTTAATGAATTAAAAGGTTGTTTGAAAAAATGTTTGATTGATTATAGTTTCGTGATAAACTTTTGAGTATATATCTCCTTGTTTTCTTGGACCGCCATTGCTTTCAAGAATACGTTTTTATCCCTGATAGCTTCTACTTTCTGAGTAAATTCGTTTTGGTCTTTTACTTCGAAAGGTTCACCTTCTGTGGTGAAGGTATCGTCTACCGCATTACCTGTTTCGGTATAGTATTTTTTTATACCTACTATGAGTTTTATACCATCCCAGGGATTTTCTGGCTCCCTTTTATTTACTACTGTCATTTCGCTATTCCGTTTTTATATGCAGTATAATAGATTCTCGTATATCCTTCTTGTCCTATTCCGGAGTTCAAAGCAGTATGGATATCCCTGTAACCCTTTCTACCTGCCCTATAATCATGAGCAAAGTGTTCAGGATAAATATAGTGTTCTCCACATACCGTTTGGTTAGTTACCAAGTAAGCATACCATCCAGATTTCATTTTCATACGGAAATCTGACCTTGGAACAAAGCCTTGTGATAATAGTTCTTTGAGAATATACTTCTCATTTAACCTCTTTCTTACCAAAGGCATCCCACCTGCCCTACTCAATACTGCCCTTTGATATTCATTCCAATGTCTTTTAGTCCACCTGATAGAACTGATAGCAGAACGTTTAGTTATGGCTTTATATGAAATGGCTACTTTAATTTGAGCCCAGGTTAAATCACTCTTCTTCGTAAAGAGCCTTCTTTCTTTTCGACTCAATCTCCTTAGCCTTCGATAACTTAACAAGCTTTTCCGGAACAGGCTTGAGTAAAGTTCTATATTCTTTTGCTCCATAATTAAACTTATCTACCAAGTTCAAAAAGTACTTTTCCTTTTGTTGAGAGCCCAACCTCTTTTTCCGAGCAATCCTCTTACCGATTTCCCTTTGGGCTGCTTCCTTACGATTTCTGTAGGCTTCGGTTAGCAATATCTTGGATATAGGTTTCTTCCTTTTTCCAGCTATAAGTAAAGAATTACCTATAACAAACTTTTTCTCAAGTGCTGTTTTACCTTTTATCCAATGAACTGCTTTTAAGTTCTCTCGTCCATAATAGATTAAGAACCTTTTTCTGGCTGCCTTCAATGAATAGAATCCCTGTAATACTACTGCCGGTTCTCCTTTGTAGTTGTAGGACCACGGATACCACTTATGAAGGTAAATCTTTAAGTCCATTTCTTTTACTACCTTATTGAACCTATTGTAGTACTCTCTCCTCCGTTTCTTTTCCAGGAAGTATGCCCTTACATCAGGAGGTAAAGAATCGGGGTCTACTACCCCGTTAATCCTGGTAGCTTCTTTTAAGCATTCCCGGTATCTATCCAGAAAGCGTTTATTCCTTTCCCTATATTTATGAACCTTTAGTTTTCCACAGAGTACTTTCCTTTGCCATTGCTGTTTTAGTTTTAGACTCATCTTAAGAACTTGAGGAGGTACCCATGGGATTCCTAATCTATAGCAGGATTCTTCAAAGTCATCATGACCCTTGAATCTAAATACAACAGGCATACCCTACTCTTTCTTTTGTTTACGTAATGCTGCCCGATACCATTGCTGAATGGATTTCTCCTTGGCATCAGGAAACTTCTTTTGCACTCTTCGAGTAATACGGTCGATTGACAAACCTTTGTAGGTTAATTCGAATACATAGGATTTCTTGGTTCCTTTCCAGAGACCGTTATCATCCTTCTCTTTCTTAGGTTTTTTAGGTTTCTCCAACCCTTTCACCCTCTTAGTTTTCTTTTGCTTGGTTACTGCATCTTCTCCAATGAACCCTAGATTGAGTTGATAGTTTCTCATCGGGTCGTCCTTTGCATAACCCGTAAGTTCTAGTTGCTGGTCCATCCACTTATCATACTCATCAATAAGGGAGTTATCCGGCTTATTTTCTGAGTGGTGAATCCAGGATGCCAGTCCATTGTAATCTGCTGAACAAGCATCTGGGAAAGGCATGCCGAGAGCAACTGCTCTTCTTTTCATGTCCTTGTAGGTCATATTTTCTAACCCACTTCCCATGACCTTAAGCTTTTCCTTGTTAAGCTTTAACGGTCTTTTGTCCTTTTTCTTACTTTTGCGCATATTTATATAAGTATAAAATTTATCTTTTTATTTCGTTATGCAAATATAATCAAATTTCTCGAAGTTGCAAGATATTTGCATTAAAATTCTAAGAGTTAGATTTAGTGGTTCTTTTCCGGCGTAATTTATAGGCAGTATCCAGAGTCTCACAAGTAAAATCCATGTTATTTATTGATTTGTAGTTAATAGCTTTCTGGATAACCTCCCTGTACTCCTTCCAGAACTTCAAGCCCCCTTTACTATCCACCGTTTTTTCAAAGTACCTTGTAACCAAAAATCCAAAGGTATCGGCAATAGGCTGACTCTCGAATATATACATCCTTAAATCAGTAACAGCCTTAATAACATCATCCTCTCTCTTAATTGGCATCACCCCATAACCCTCTTCTGGGAAAAGTTCATCTGATACTATAGCTGTGAAATACCTCCTACCGGAAGGACCGTTCTTCCAATACTCAGTAATCAATTGCCTTATCTTAAAGTCAGGTATTCGATGAAGGTAAGATAAGTATACCTTATCCTTCTTAGTTGACCTTCTCTTATATGCTGTAGGAGCTTGCAATACACGGGGCATTATTCTATAGTTGTTCCATCTATCAAACTCAAGAATCAGAGCATAGAGGTCTTTATCCCACTTATTCTCTGATTCTTTCAGCCTTTTCATATTCTTTATGATTCTTGGGTTTGTTATAGAAGTTAACAACCAAGATGAATCTCCTGAATGTATCTTTGCTTCTTCTTTCGGTAGTCTTTTAACCATGGCCCCGAATAGGTAGTCCCTGAACCTCGGTTCTATTGGAGATTGGGGATTTACTAATGATGGATGAAGTTCAAAGTAGTCAGAGAATAGTTTGAAGAATTTTTCTGCCCTGGCCTTTAGTTCCAGATATTTGTAATGAGACATCTTGAGAATTTCTCCAGCTTCCCAAGTTGATAGTCCTCTGCCCTGAATAAACATCAGGCTATTCTTCTCGGGCTCGGTCAAACAGTCCCAAGCCAATTCTTGATGTCGTTCCATATTTAGTATTGTTTGTTCATTAGAATATCTTCAGTACTACCGTCTGGAATCTGAGATAAGTCTACTTCATAGTCTGCCGAATACATCTTATACTCGTCTGATTCATGATAGGCAGAGTAGAGTACATTTTCTCGAGGTACCTCTATTTCCAAACTGCCGTCCATTTCTGGATATAACTTTACCAACATCATATTAGTAGACAAGTTGTTCTCCAATAAGATTGCAGGTATTCCCTCAAACGGATATCCTCTAAGTACCACGTAATCACCAATAGCTACTCGGGTAATATCATCTGCAGAGAATATCTTATTGGCTTTAGACATTCTTCTGTATTTCTTTACCTCTTCCTTAGTTATGGTAGCTACTACTGAGTAATCATCAAAGTCCTCGGCATTATCCACCCTCAGCCTCTTTCTTTTCGGACGATAGTCAAGAGATTTCATGAAAGACATTATACCGGGTATGTCTTTCTTTAATTTGTTTAGATAGTATCTGTCAAAGGCTTTCTCTGGCTTCATTCGTATGAATCCGTAGTTGAACAATAATGGTACATCCTCGTACTCATTATTACCCTTTCGTGACTTCTTGAGTACACTTATAGTTGGTACTATGGCTTTCACATGTTTATACCCCCTACATTTCAAATCAGAATTGATTCTCTTGTAGAATTTCCTGTCAAGCCTGAATATACAGTATACATAGGGGGTCTTCATATTACTTGTTCAATTTACGAGCGTATTTGAATACGTCTGAATATGTTACCAATCGTTGAATTTCTTTGAACATATACACAGCTAAATGTACTTTCGGGGTTTTTATCTCCATTCGGGAAAGTTCTGAACAATTTTCCATAAGGAACGAATCTATTTCCCCAGCTTCCACAATAAAGAAAGCTTCACCTTTTGGCATAGAATTATACCGCATGATGAGTATGGGTATTTTTCCTGCACGTTTAGCATCCTTTGTAGCCTGTTCCCAAAAGGATATAATTTTACAGCTCTTAAGTCCCAGTAGTATATGTTCGAACTTAATATCCTGATAGTTTTTACATTCGATTGAGAATGGGAAGCGACGTGAGTGTTTCTCATCAGTGCATACCAAGTCTCCCATAGCATCTTTTGCCTTTGCCCATCCTCCTGAACCTGGGGTTCTAGAAAATTTATATCCTGTCCAGGATTCCCAGGCCTTTGCTATAGTACGCTCGAACCTGCTTCCTTTGTTTCGACTATTCTTTCTCATGTTTGATAGTGTTTAATACCAATAGTCTAATGTACAATACCAGTATAATACCCCTCTTGGTATTTCTTATAAATACTCGAGATACCTGCTGAAGTGATTTTCAGAGAAAGTTTTTGAATTATATACTTGTTTGTAAATCCCCTTTTTCTAAGCTTTATGATTTTCTTAAACTCCTCTTCATTAACTTTACTGTGTACATGCCAACCTCTTTTCATATAGTTGGGATTATTGTGTTTCTTACCATAGATAGTTTTCAACCTACCATCTTTAACCATTTGTTGTGAATTCATTTTCTTGGTACCCCAATAAAGGTTTTTGTAGTAATCATTCAAAGGGTTGTTATCTATGTGACATACTTCAGTATACTCTTCAGGATTTGTATTACATACCCAAGCCAATGCTACTAACCTACTGCGATAGCATTTTATTTTACCTTTTTCTTTATGTACTAAGGATATCTTATATCTACCATCGCCTTTCCTTTGATAACACCGTATGCGATGGAATGAAGTAGACATTTTATGACTACCTTTTATATACCTACTGTATACTCTACCACTTTTACTAATATAATAACCTGGGAATCCCGGAACATTATCTTGTCTCATACCCACTAGTTAATTTTATTAACTATAGTAAGATAAGCCTTTGTCCCTCTTGACTGTTAATACTCTGGCCTTGATTGGTATACTCTCTTGATGAGTTACCATGAATACTGTTAGCTTTTCGGTTATGGATATCTTTTCTAATAGTTTACTTACCGTATCACAATATTCCCTATCTAACCCCTCAAAAACCTCATCCAAAAATAACACATTAATTCTACAGTTTCTACGAATCATAGAATTCATAGCCAATACCATAGCTATGTTCACCAAAGTTTTTTGACCACCTGATAGCTCTTCATAAGATACCTCTATACCATCCATAATTATCTGGGTGTTGAAGTCCTTCTTTACACCCTGGATATCTACATAGAACAGTATACTAAACCCAAGTACCTCTGAATATGATTCCATAGTCTCATTCAATATATCCAAAGAGCTTTCAAATAAGAAGGCTTTTATACCCCTATTTCCAAGTGGGTCATCCATTACCCATTTGTAGTTATCTACTTTAGCCCTCTTTTCCTCCATCTCACTCTCGATAGATTGAAGCTTATCTGATATGGTTGATAACTGGGTCTTATATTTCTTGATTAGGCCCAGGTTAACACCAGCTCTCTTTTCAGACAAAAGCTTCTTTATCTCAACATGGGTTAAATCAATATCCCTCTGAACTTTATTTGCCTCATATTCTTGGTCCCTAAGTTCTTCTAACTTATCCCTGTAGTTGGAGATTTTGTCCGCCAGTTTAGAACATTTATCTTGTAACCTTTCTATATCTCCAAAGGCTTTCTTTACCTCCATTAGACGTTTCAAAGAGTTTTTAATATCACCTCTCTTTAGTAACTTTATAATTACACCAATAAACTCTTCTAGAGATACCCTGGTCTTCCTCTTGGCATCATTTATCTTATTGAGTAACTCCTTTTGATTATCCCGGGCTTCCTGAATTCTCTGTTCTATACGGTTCTTATAAGTTACTGTCTCCTTAAGCTCGTTCTCTTTTTTGGCCTTAGCTAGCAACGATAACTTCTTTTCCAAAACCTTTACTCTTGAAGATAGGTCATTCTTTACATGGTTGGCCTGCTTCTTCAAGTCATCAAGCATTCGCTGAATAGATTGCTTCTTTTCTTTGCTTGATGAGTACTTCTGGCTTATTTCATTGTACTCTCTCAAAGCTTCCATATAGTAGCCCTTTGCAATATCTCTTGCCTTGGATATGTATTCCAACTCAAAAATCTCCTCAAACAAGTCTTTCTTATCTGAAGAGGATTCTTGTATCAGTCTTTTCATACCTTGACCGAATAGTATAGAATTCATAAAAAGGCTATAAGACATACCCAAATCAGCGTTTATAAGCGCCTGTATCTCCCCCTTATTCTTTTCAGATACTTCAACAGCATCTATCTCATATATGAGTCTATCTTTACCCTTAGCTCCATTTACCTCGCCTTTATATTTAAGGCATCGAGTTATCTTATGGGTCTTTCCATCCTTACCAAAGTATATCTCTACTTTAGTACCGTTATAATTCTTAGGTCTGTATTTCTCCCAAGTATTTACATCTGATTTACCTTTTAGATTCTTACCATAAGCACCCCACACCAGAGCTGATAAGATTGTAGTCTTACCTTCCCCTGTAGCCCCTCTGATTACAGTTATACCCTTTGAACCCAGATTTAATTCAAGGTAAGGTATAGAACAGAAGCCCTCTATGATTATATTTCCAAACTGTATCATTCTGCCTCCTTTATTACCTTTAATAATGTGGCCTTCTTTTCTTTGTCTTTTATGCCCTTGGCTTTCATATATCGGCGTACCATAGATTTCTTAGTAAGTTCCCGATTTATTTGCGGGGTATCTTCCACCGCCACAACCCGAGACTTGCTAGCAACGACAGTATAATAATTGACGTCATCTTTAATTTCATCCTCTGATGATACATCCACAAATTTAGGAAAGCCTTTGAATGGCTTGAATTCCATTGAGAAGTCTTCATATATCTTCCAGTATCCAAGTTTACAATTACGGTCGGTTCTTCTTTGTTGTAAAGGAGCTCCTACCATGTATATCTTTTTCCCCAACCTTTGAGGCTTATGTATATGGCCTATCAATACTAATTTGAACTTTGACAGTAGATTTACGTTCAGATTCTCTACTGTTCCAACTTCAGTGTTATCGGTATCTTTAGCTCCCGGATAGTCAGTATGTAATAATAGGATTGTAGGCTTTAACATAGCCTCCTTCATCTGAGCCTTTATCAAAGTATCTAATCCTTTGTTATGGTCTAAGTAAGGTATTCCTACTACTCTGAACTTATCGAACTCATGGTATGAGAAATCCAGATTGTGTAAGAATGAATATCTATTGCAAAGGTTTGCCCAATGAGATGGTGACCTTCTGTCTATAGAATTACTTTTCTGAAGGTCATGGTTTCCAGATATACCATATATGTTAAATTCTTCGCACCTATTTAATTCTTCGAACTTCTCGATTATAATTTCATCAAGTGAAGTACTTATATATTCTGGACGGTGCATAAAATCCCCCGAAAAGAATGCCGGGCATTTATACTTGATACATAAGTCCTTAATCAAATAGAGGACCCTGAAAATACTTAGGGTCCTCTTGTTTTCTTCATTGAACTTGGAATACTCTCCCAAGTGCAAATCAGAGAATGCTATTCCTATCACCTTCATAACTGAAGAAATTTCCTTATTAAATACTTTCTCTTTTCGTAGTTCATCTCATCTAATATGAGAACCTTTACCTTGTAACCCATGATTTCCAAAGTACCAGTACTTGGTATTCCATTCACTGCTTGCATTACTTTGGAATCTGGCTTGTACCCCCACAGGTCAAGTAATCCATACATAACCTGAGAAACTTGGAACTGATAGTACTTTGACAGTACTCGTTTCCCGTTATCCTCGGTTACCCAGTCCTTGAAAAAGCTTGAGGAGAATGGTATGAATATCAAGTGAGTACACTGTTGACCAAGTAGCATTTTGCATAAGCCTATAGCATGGTCCAGGTCACACTCTGCCAACCTATGAGATAACTTATTGATGAAGTATGCTGCAGAGTCAAAGTATGACCTGTCAGTTACAAAGTTATCCTCCCCTCGAAAGGCTTTGTTACGAAGATTGAGTACCTGCATATCCTGCATGAATACTGTCTTTGCATCCTGCTGAATCATGTCAGCGTGGGGCATGTCTTTTGTTTCTGGTACCAGGTCAGAGTATGAACCAGATATAAAGGGTATCTTCAACATTTCCGATACTTCCTTTGCAATGGTTGTTTTCCCTACTCCGGAAACACCTGTAAACATAATTTGATATTTACCGTTGTACATACGTTTGTAGTTTTTTGAAAGGTTCCAAAAAGTCAGGTATCTTAAATGACCTCAGATTGAACTTATCGAGGACCATGAATAACCTATCTTTCCTTATATTATTAGTACATCCTTTTACCCAAGGGACTTTCTTTATCGGGTATAGAGTTAAAGCAGCTTTCAAATCTATAAGAGGCTTGTTCTTCTTATATAACTCTTCTAGCTGGTCCCTTTCTATGCCCTTAAACTCTGCTCCTCTTGCATCTATGAAGTCAGCTATACTCCCGAATTGGTTCAGGAAAGCTTTGGTCTTCACTTCACCCATACCGTAGTAACCAGGGATATCATCAGACTTATCTCCGTTAAGTATTAGGTAATCAACGCATTCCTCAGCAGAATAACCCATAATCTCCTTGCAGGTTTGATTGTGGATTAGTGTCTCTTTGTTGGGATTGAATATCTTCACTCGTTTGTCAAGTAATTGACAGAAGTCCTTATCTGAAGATATTATGAGAGATTTACCAGGATGGTTTATAGCCAGCCAGGCAATGTAGTCATCTGATTCATGTCCTAACCCTTTCTTATCTATAATCATCTGAACCCCGAGTAGTCTTAAAATCCTTCTCAACAGAGCTAACTGTTTATTGAAGTCTTCATAATCCATACTTATCTTACTCCGGTGAGCTTTGTAACCTTCAAGTAATTCATTACGGAAGTTAGACTCTTTACTCTTCTGAGTGTCAAATGTTATTACCACGTGACTTGGTTTAAACCTTACAAGGTATGAACCGAGTATTCTTAAGAATCCATATACTAATCCGGTACCAGCTCCGTTATTAGCTTTAAGATTCTTAAACTTATGGTATGAACGGTGAGCAAGGTTACTCCCGTCCACTACCATGAGCATCCTCGGTTTTCTACCCCTCGTCCGGGATGTATTCGTCTTCTTCTGCATCTTCAGATTCTATTTGAGATTCATAGTCTAAGTCTGCATCAACAGGGAACATGTTTCGTGCAATCTTCTTTATCTTGCGTTTTGTTGTTCCTATAGTATTTATACCTGCAGCCTTAAGAAGTTTCTTTCGAAGTTCAGCATCCTCTTCAATCAACTTATGGAAAGCATCCTCTCCTCGGCATAACTTACTTCCCTCGAACATATATGTTCCACCACCGAGTTTTTCAATTACACCGGCATCTTCCAGTGACTCTTCCAACCAGAAGTATCTGTCAAACCCTACCTCGTGATATTTTGGATTGAAATATATCGGAGCTTTAGATATGGTCTCTCGTGGAGGAGATACCTTATTCTTTTTCATCTGGACAGTTACATATTTACCTGCCCGTCTTTCTTTACCCTTATACTTAATCTTCAGAGTCTTACCAGAATAGAAAGCCAAACGTATTGAAGCATAAAACTTGAGTGCTGCACCTCCTGGAGTAGTACTTGTATCTTGACCGAAGCCTGCTCCAAGTTTACTACGTAATTGGTTGATACATACCATAGTTACTCCCAACCGATAAAACAGCTCATTACGGATTCGGAACATCTTGTATATCTGTTTTGCTCGGTTACCCATTTCGGCTTTACCATCAGCCATCTTAGCGTCTATGGCTTCTATTGAATCCAGAGCTGCTATAGAGTCTATCACAACTATAATAGGTTCGTTGTTGGTTAGTTTTGACCTCCAATATATTGCCAAATCTGCTATAGCATCAGATATGGTTTCTATTCGGGTGTCATTAAGTACTGTTACCCTTTCAGGGTCCAGACCGTTCTCTTCAGCCCATGAGTTCATCCAGGCTTGTTCTGCATCCACCCAGATTACATGACCACCGAGTTGCTGAGTTGCATACGCAAAGTTGTATGCTATCAGGGATTTACCCGATGATTCCTCTCCCATGATTTCAATTATCTTACCGAAGGGTACACCACCACCCATCTGATAGTTGAGAGCAAAGAAGGTTGAAGGAATCCACAACCCATGATGATTTATTGTACTGGCTTTGAATTGGAGAGAAGACCCATATTTCTTGAGTATCTCGTTTTGTGTTGGTATTTTGAATTTACTACCTCCTGATTTTTTAGGAGCTCTTGCCTTTCGTGCCATACTTATTATTTATTATATGAAAAGAGTGGGATATAGTTTATATCCCACTCTCGCTTTAAGTATATATCCAGAGATTTTAGATATCACCCTTATATTTCTTTCCGTTTTTCTTCTTCTTTTCCGCTAGCTTGCTTTTGGAAGATTTCTTACGGGGAGCTTCATCCTCTTCGTCTTCATCTCCGCCTTCGTTAAGGAATGAAGCCAGCTTCTCCTCGAGCTCCTCATAGGAAAGAATGTTTGCACGGATTGCTTTCTCCAGGTCGACCTCTCCCAGATACTTCTTGTCCAGCTTGGTTTTCTGGCAAGGTGATACCGAATAACTGGTGTCATTCTTACCAGAGCCGGTACGGGTAATCTTGACATCGTATCCTTCTACTGGGTCAGTCATATCACCCCAATCCTCTTCGTCGAGGTAAAGGTCAATGATATCCTGATATACCGAACGGGGTACCATCATGGGTTTATCAACTCGGTCTGGGTCAATCTCCTTACCCTTGGTATCTTTGTAACCGAGTACCCCTATAAGGTACTTTCTCTTTGGTACCAGTTTCGAGGCCAGTGCCTTGTCATCTGGGTCATCGGAGTTCTTAAGCTCCTGGAACTTCTCCATGAAAGGACAGGGCTCATCAAAAGTTGCCGGAGAAATGATACCTCCCTCTTTCGGCCCCAGATAGAACTGGACAATCTCTATACCCAGCTCTTCATCAGCACCACGAGATTTGATACGTACTCGTGTGGTTCCTTCTTTCGGGTAGATAATACCTCCACCGCTGCTTCGCTTTTCCAGTTCCTTCTTCCTGGCAAGCATCTTTTCCCGAGTAGTCATTACACTACCATTTTTCTTCTTTTTCTCTTCTTTCATGGCTTTATTTATTGGTTTCTATGTAAAGTATCTCATTCAGAGATAATATAGTTGTTACCTGGTTAGGAAGGTCTACTACATCTAGCTCTTTACCGGCATAGAATCCGTATGTAACTACCGCACCCACCTGAAGACCAGGATATTCTTCCTGCTGTTCGTCAGTTATTGGCCCTACTTGAATGACCACTCCTTTGCGTGGTACTGTATCTTTGTCGTGTTCCTGAGGGATATATAATCCACCCTTTGTTTTGGTATCTGCAGTTACTATTGGGGATACTATAAGTACCCTGCTTCCTGTGGGAGTTCCTAAACCTTTCAGTTTATCATTCAACTCCTTTGCTTCTTCTACCGAGATAAAGTTTAATTCTACTTTTGACATAGTTATTGTTGTTTACGTAAGTTTGACACTATTCTTATTTGACTTCTAATACAGGCTCTTGATACTTTGTATCTTTTGGATAAAGTATCTATACTTATACCCGAGTTTAGACTTTTAACTATACTTATTCTATCTTTGTTTGATAGTTTACTAGCTGTTGCTTTTTCTCCATATCTACCATAACCAGAATTATAATGATTTTTCCACATAGGGTTTCTTCTACCTTTCAAACTCCTACCGTCTTTAATCATTTGTTCTAAGTTCTCCTTTTGTGTTCCCCAATACAAGTTATCAACCGGATTGTTTAACTTATTGTTATCCTTATGACATACACAGGGCTTATTTTCCGGATTAGGTATATAAGCTTCAGCAACTAATCTATGTATTGAGTATTGCTTACCATTTAATTTTATCCTAAGATATCCCTCTCTATTGATACAAGGAGTTAATTCTCTCCAATAACCCTTTACTCTACTGTATATTTTACCTACATTAGAAATATGATACCCTATTAAATAGGGATGGTTATCTCTTAAATCCATCTTGTACCCTTATGTTCGCACTTATGGTTCTTAATATATTTTCTCTTGATTCATATGCTTTACAGATACTTATGAACTTGCTTGCATTATACTCAGCCTTCATATACCTTTTCAAAGCCCCTTGATAGGCTTGGTTATTTTCAGCTTTATGTGCTGCAGCATCGTTGTTTATGTTACCTGACTCCTTGTAGTAAAGCCATGCCTTGCTATAAGCTTGGTCCTTGGCCTTTTCAAGTTTATCCCTTTTATATATAAGCCTATCCCTTACCATTACCAATAAAGCATAATTGGATGGACTTTTACGTAAAGACTGATTGACCAGGTTCTCATCAATCATGAGTTCCTGGTCTAAATCAATCTCATAGGTTTTCCCTTGA